TTAATCCAGTTTACAAGACACATTGGATATACAAGGCGTTTTTCTTAGATAATTGGCAAGATGATAAGAAATTTGTTGAAGGGAAACACGAAGGACAAGATTTAACAATACTCAAAACTATTTATACGGATAATAGATTTTTAGATGATGAAGATATAACAAATTTAACAAATGAATCAGATAAATATTATCACGATGTATACACACTTGGCAATTGGGGAGTATTAGGCAATCTAATATTTAATAATTACAGAGTAGAAGATATATCCGATAAGATAGAACAGTTTGACAATATACATTATGGTTTGGACTGGGGATTTGATCCTGACCCTTTTGCTTTTATAAAGTTTCACGTTGATAATACAAGAAAGATAATATATATATTTGATGAGTTGTGTATCAATGGTTTAACTAATGACCAAACAATACCACTTGTAGAAGATAAATACGATAGAGATAATATTATAGTTGCTGATAGTGCCGAACCTAAGAGTATCAAATACTATAAAGATAATAGTATGTTGAAAATAAAAGGTGCTAAAAAAGGTAAAGGAAGCATTGAAAGTGGCATAAAGTTTATTAAAAACTATGAAGTGATAATTCATACGAGTTGTACCAATACAAAGAATGAGTTTAGTTTATATAAATATAAAGAGAGTAAAGATGGGCAAGTGTTACCTATACCAGTAGATAAAAACAATCACTTGATAGATGCACTAAGGTATGGGTGCGAAAATTTAAAAAAAGGTTTTGGATTCTTAAAATAATGGGGTGGTAATATGAAAGTGGTAACTGGCGAAATATTAAAAGACATAATTAAAGATGATAAGAATAGTAGAGCAAAACATGAGATGCAACAAGGTGTTAAATATTACGATGGGTATAACGATATTTTAAATGTTGACTTCAGAAAGTATTTTGTTAGAAGTGCTGAATATACAGATTATAACAAATCTAATGAGCATATTGTAAATAACTTTCAAAAGAAATTGGTTGATCAGAAGAAAGATTATATTGCATCTAAGCCAGTAACATTAAAATGTGATGATGAGGTTTATACCAATAAAATTAAAGACTTATTAGGAACAGAATTTGATGATACACTATTAGATATTATTAAGAATGCAGCTAATAAAGGTTATGGAACATTGCACCCGTTTATAGATGAAATGGGTGAATTTGATTTTGTGATAACGCCATCGGAACAATTAATTTACATTTATGATACAGCTTATGAGAAAAAGTTATTAAATGTTGTAAGATATTTTAATATGAAGTTAGTTGTTGATGGAAAAGAACGCAACACCACAAGGGCGGAGGTATGGGACTTTAAAAAGGTTACATATTATCAAGAAGATAACAATAGCGAGTTTCGAATTATTACACCTGGCGAAATGGACGATATAACAGTAAACCCAAAATATCATTGGTATAATGTGAATACGGTAACGGAAGCATCAACGGGCGGAAGTTGGGGTAAAGTACCATTCATAAAATTTAAAAATAATTCAGAACAACGGTCAGATTTAATGGTAATTAAAAGTTATATTGATGCAATAGATGTTGTATCTTCTGGGTTTGTAAACGACTTGCGAGATATACAATTAGCAGTATGGGTATTGAAAGGTTATGAGGGTGAGGACTTAGGCGAGTTTATGACTAACCTGATGACATTTAAAGCAATCAAATTAGATGCAGAAGGAAATTCATCAGCTGAACCAAAGACATTGGACATACCTAAGGAAGCAAGGGAAACATTACTTAATTGGTTGGAAAAAAAATTATATGATGTAGGTCAAGGGGTAAACGAAGCTGCTTTAACTGGTAGCAGTTTAACAACAACAGCTATCAAGGCGGCATATTCTGGGCTTAATTCTAAATCAAATGCTATAATAATAAAAGCTACCAAATCATTAACAGACTTTATGTATTTTGTAACAGAGTTTATTAATGAAAGAGATAATACATCGTATAATTATGAAGATATTAAGTTTGTATTTAATACAAGTATGATTTCAAATGAGATTGAAACATTGACTATTTTAAAAGATTTAGGTGTTAGAATTTCACAAAAAACTATGCTTGCACAAGTGCCGTTTATCAATGATATAGAAGCAGAACAAAAATTAATAGAGGAAGAAGATGAAAAAGCTTTAGCTGATATGGGTGGGGCTTTAGGTTTCGGTGATGAATAATGAATACTCAAAAGTATTGGAATGATAGATTTAAAGCACAAGCTAAGAAATATTACAAGCAAGGTGATAAGAGTTTAGTTGATTTACAAAAGTTATTCAAGGGATCATCAATTAAATTTGAAAAGGAAATTAATAGTTTTTATGCTAAATACGGAATTGTTGATAAATCACCTACTTACAAAACTTTAGCAGATGGGACAAAAGTTATATCTGGTACAACAAATAAATTAATAGTAACAAAACGAGCATCGGACGTTAAGTTGGCAGCAGGCACAAGAATATCAAAACTTGAAGGCAAGTTACAGATTATACTTAAAGATTTAGCGAACGATCAAAACAATCTAATGAAAAATACACTTGGAAGTATAGCAAACGATGCTTATTATGATACCGTATTCGAAGTATACAAGGGATATGAGATGGGAACGAGTTTTAGCGTGCTTAACCCTAACGTTGTATCACAGATGATTAGAAACCCTGTAAACGGTCAAGCATTTAGCACTAGAGTATGGAACAATCGTGATAAGTTGGCTAATAATGTCAATCAAATATTGCGGTCTGGAATTACACAAGGTGTATCAAATGATGAGATGGCTAAAAGGTTAACTAAGTTTGTAAAATCACCAGCAGGAAAAAAGAGTTCAATAGAGGCAGGTTATCAAGTATCAAAACGATTAATTCAAACTGAAGTTACCAATACTTATAATCAGGCAACTAAAACAGGGTACGAATCAACTGGGTTTGTTGAGCAATATGAATATGTAGCAACAATAGATGGCGTTACATCTGAAATATGTAGCGATTTAGATGGGCAAGTATTTAACTTAAAAGATGCAACAACTGGATTGAATTATCCACCTATGCACGTTAATTGCAGAAGCACAACGGTAGCATATTTCGATGATTCAAAGAAACTACTTACTAGAATGGCACGAGATGTTAAAACAGGTAAAAACTTCACAGTACCAGCTAAAATGAATCACAAAGATTTCAAAGATATATATGTTAATAAGAGTATTACAAGAAAAGAGTGGGATCAACTATAAAGTGTGATATATACACTTTAAATATAATGGGTTCGGAAAAAACCCAGACAAAAACTAGGAGGAAATTAAATGTTAGAACAAATTGAAAAATTATTAGGTGAGGAATTATCTAAGCAGGTTGAAGAAAAGCTGGGTACTATTGAACTGGCTGTTATGAACGATGGAACAGTTGTGAAAGCTGATAAGCACGACACTTTGAAAGCTGAACACAAAGCACTACAAGAGAAATACACTGGGGATATCGGAAAGCTTACGGGTGACCTCGAAAAAGCTGGAAAAGATATATCAAGTGTAGAAGATTTAAAAACACAACTTGAAAAAATCAAGGCTGAATCTGAAAGTAAGGTTGAGAGTTTAACAAGCGAATTAACTAATACTAAGAAAAATGGTGTATTGAACGCAAAACTAATTTCAAAGAATATTGATGAAAATTATTTAGACATGGTTAAGTCGCAGATTGATTTAGAAAAGTTGGTTATTAATGATGACGGTATTTTAGGAATTGATGATTTAATCAATGATACTATAAAAAAATATCCTAAAATGTTTGGTGAAATTAAGAAGGTTGGCGAGAAACAGAACCAAAATATTAATGATCCAATACCAACAGATAAGCAAAAACTTATCGACAAGTACAACGAGATAGAAGGTGATGCAGATATGAACCCTAATTTTAAAGCGAAAGAAATGGGTAAATTAGATGCACAAATTAGAGAAATAAAATAGGAGGTAACGAATGGCTTATACAGATAGATCTGACGTTAATTATTTAGGTAGATTAGCATTAATAGGAGCGAACCAAACACCATTATTGAATATGTTGGGTGGTTTATCAGGTGGTAATTATAGAACTTCAAGTTCTTTTATATTCCCAGTAGCACAGCCTTATTCATTAGCAGGAGCATCACAACCTGCAATTACAGAGGCTGATTCTGTTACAACTAATGCAGCGACTACAGTTACAAGAGGTCAAGATTTAAACACAACTCAAATATTTCAAGAAACAGTTGAAGTATCTCATGCTAAGCAATCAACAGTTGGTGAAATTAGTGGATTGTCAGCAACAGGTGTTCAGCCAGTTCAAGATGAATTTGCTTTTCAAAAAGATGCGAGATTAAGACAGGTTGCAATTAATTTAGAATATTCAATGTTAAATGGTGTTTATCAAGCAGCAGTAAATGAATCAACAGCAGCTAAAATGAAAGGTTTAGCGAATGCAATTTCAACTAATG